TACCGACAAATTATCACCCTTTCATTCTTTTGTGTTATAAACAAACCATCCCGCAGACTTACGCTGCGGGACAGTTTTTGATATGTTGATTAGATTTTGAAAGCCGGAGCGACGCCATAGGAATAGTAAGCGTAGCTGCTGGTGGCGCCGCCGCCGCTGCCGACACAGCAGAAACGGAAGCTGTAGCTGGAATAAGGGGAACGCTCCCACCAAGTAGCCGTCGAGCCTGTGGCACTATGTTGGTACTTCACCTTAGAGTTACCATTTGCGAAGTACGCATATTGTGCCTGCTTCGTATCCTCGCAGTTATTGTTATAACCACTACCGGCACCAAAGATTTCCATTTCTCCAAGTAGAGGTAGATAATCTACGGACGCTGTCACATTTGCTTCGACATGACCACTACCACCGCCGACATTGTCGGTATACTTCGTCATGGGCTTCATTACTGCTCTCAAGTCAGTAGGCAGACACGACATCAGCGTGTTGGCAACGGGATTAGTAGCGCAAGTAGCGGTAGCATCGTATCCGACGGAAGACGAGCTCTTTGAGGAACCATATCCGCTTGGCGCCACATCTGTACTGCCAAGAATATCGTAACGCATATCGCAGGCAGCCCATCCACCTCTATTTGAGTTGCCCCAGTGATTCATATTAAAAATCTTACTACCGTCTGTTTTGTTGGTGTTATATTCATTAACGAGGCAGATATTTTTACCATTGGTCAATGCGTCCTTAAATGTACCAAAGTGAATACCAGTGCCCTCAAGTGCGCTGTTGTGGTCGAATCCAAGAATGTATACATACAATGTGGTATCCAGTTCAAGTGTGCCCATAGTACCACTCAGAGCGACCGACTTACAGTCGCCAACGGCAAAAAAGTTAGCTGCATTACCTTCTGCAGAAATCTGCGAAATCTCAGCCCAGGTCTTATTTTCAAGTCCATTAGGATTTACAAAGACCGCGTTGCAGGTGCGTGTACCAGTGATATTTACTGGGCTCGGATTCCAACCAGAGAACTCCCATTCAGGATTTTCTGAACTTACAGGTGGTGCACCGTTATATACCGCCGTACCCCCATACGGAACTGATGTGGTATATGCTGTTTCGCCATTAACTACGAATGTTACATTATAGTACCGAATAGAGCTGCTAAAATGTGCATACACAATTCTGTCTGTGGATACATTTTTCAACGCATTGCTATCCTTTGCTCCACCAACGGTTAAGCTCCATCCGTCAAATGTGTAGTCGTACTGTGCAGTATCAGTCTTATTCGGTGTAGACCCTGTGTATGTAGCATCGCCGCCGTTAAGCACTGTCGCTGTTGCAAGCGTTGTGTTACCGTCTTCGCTCTTAAATGTTATGGTCGCAGACAGATTTGTATAAGTGATATTGAGGTATGGGAATTTATCGACAACCTCAGCCATCTCAGAACCGGTTAAGGTAGTGATATGACAGTCACCACTAACATGAATGAAGTCGGTATTAGCACCGTTTTCATCGATACCTGCGTAACCATATAAAGAACGCAGGAACTCTACGCTGTCAATACTCCAATCAACATCAGTAAGTCTTACACGCTCAAGCTCACTTGCAGACTCAATGATTTCAACTGCATCGATAGTCGGGCAGTTTTCAATCCAAAGAGTTTTCAGAGCAGTAGGAGTGAATGCGAAGTCATTGATGTATTCTTGGTTTTTCAGAGTAAGGTTCTTAACAGTAGCGGGCAAATGCAGGGTCTTGATATAACCACTATCGGGCAGTTCAACACCAGTGATACCACTTCCCTCTGCATAGATAGTTTCGATATTAGGACAACCAGACAGGTCAACAGGAGCTGTGAGATTCGGGCAGTTACGAATATCGATTGTCTTCAAGAGTCTGTTAGTACCAACGCTAAGCTCTGTCAAGTTCGGATTTGCATATCCTTCGGTACTGTCGCCAATTTTAAGTGTAACAAGCTTTGTTGCTTTAGCCACATTGATTGTGCCACAATACAGAGGAGCAAGGTCGCCGAGAGACGAGAGATTAGATGCACCATAGATAGCCGTTTCTGTGTCGTTGAATGTTTCGTCAGGAGCCTCAAATGTAGTCTCTACATTCTTCTCCGCACGAGCCTGTTGCAGAGTACCGTTAGCTTTATAACGAACACCCGCATACATTTTAGAGTACGGAGTTACTGTAATGTTGGCATCGGGAGTGACAGCGGCAACCGTACCGTTAATGACAGCAGCGGTCGCTTCGTCTGTCTCATCTGTAACAGAAGGCGTGTAAATACGCAGAGAAACGATGTCGTCGGCGTAGGCAGGAGCATACCACTTACTGTCGCAATACTGCAGACGATTGTCAGCAATATACTTAAAGTGAAGCTCACCATCGCCACGAACCTGATAAAGGTTAGAAGCATCATTATCACTATGAAGCATAGAGATATACTTAAACACAGCATCCTCGTTATAAATACTCTCAGACCACATATCAGAACCATTTGTGATGAAGCGGTCAACGAGTACATCATAGGTTAACTTACCACTACTACGCAAGTCTTGATATGTTTCTTTGATTTCGTCCGCAAAAGCAAGGCGGAAGTTTGTCCAAAGTACAGAGTTTTGACCGTTGTAAACATTGGCACCATCTACTGTATCGGTATCTTCGTGGTAGTAGTCGAAAACTAACTTGCCCTCGTTGTTAATACCGAAAGATGTGTCGTTATCGTAGAAATACGGATACCACTTATTGACAGTACCGCCCCAGTATGTCATAAACATATTCTTTGCTCGCTGGTCAACCATTAGGGCGACGAATGTGTAAACATAATAAATGAGGGAGTAGTGCATATCGAAATGGTCTTCAAACTCTGCCTTAAATTTAGCAAGACGATACGCAGCCGTATCGGTTGTGTATACAACGCCGTCAATAGTTTCGGTTGCAGACAAGGCATTACCAGTAGCGGCGTTCTGATTTGTAGAAACAACCCAGTCGTGCATCTGCTTAAAGCGTGTAATGTTCTTGCTACCATCGGGGTAACGAGCTTCAAAGTCATCTCCCCAGTTGCTCGGGATTTCACCGATAAAGTTACAAGCGTCGGAAGTATTGTTGCAGAATTCCCAAGACTCAACATCGTAGTCAGATGTAAATCCGTAAACATTTTCCGCACCTTTATCGTAGTTGAAGTTTGCCTTGCCATAGAATACAGGCTGGGCAGTGGAGTTTGCCTGACTAAAGACAACGCAAGGGAAACCATAAATAGTTGTGCGCACGCTTGAGTCAACTTCCTGCGCGGGAATAGGCTCGCTATACAAAGTCTCAATCAAATTCGCATTTTGTGTATTATGCGTGCCTGTTGCTTCGGCGTAGTCAACCTTCATACAGAACACTTTTGCAGGTAATTGACCAACAGCATGAATATGAGGAGTGCCGAACTTCAGCTTCCAGTTCTTCCGAACATAGAACTGAGAAGATGTACCCTGAACATCGATTGTGCAGTTATCCGTGAAATTCAGCTCGGGGTGGAACGGGTCTTCATAAATAATCTGCACAGTCTTTTTATCGCCTTTTGACTGAGGCAGGGTACCAACGATTGTCATAACGGGAATCTTTGGCTTGATTTTCTCATAAGAAAGGTTACCGTAGTCGTCATAAATATCGTTGTTATTAAATACCTCAACCTTTTTGGAGATATCTGCAATGTCGGCAATATAGTTTTCCTTTACACTTGTCTCCGGCAGAGCTGTGTCGTAAACACGGACGGTGTAAATGTCAATACCGCAATATTGAGAACCGAGGGAGATAAACACAGGAGCGCTTTGCTGGAAGTTGTCGGTTGTCGGGTACTGTTCAGCCTGGGAAAGAACACCGTTCAGATATACAGCGAGCATACGGTATTCGCTACGGCTTTCAACAACAAAAGCTACACGAATCTTTTCGTTTTCCTTATAACGACATTCAACATGGCTCTGTTCACTATCAAGCCAAGCAGTATCGGCAGTTGCTTTAATGCCAATACCACCACTTAAACAGTCGATAACAACAGCATCACGGTTATTAACATCGCGGATAGCGTACTCAATCTCAATGGTTTTACCATTGGTTCTGATATCCTTATTGAAAGGTTGGAAGTTAATAGTCGCTCTTGCATCACCGTTGAGACGCAGCGCCACATCACCATTCTCATCTTCCACCCAACCAGAAGAAGACCAGTTAACATTCGTAAATGTTGTCGTGACTCCATTATTGCTCCACACAGCAGGGGTGGCTTCGTCGTTAGAACGACCAGCAGAAGTTAGATAAAGCTCGAGGTCGTTTGTTTCTGCGGACACATTGATAGAAGCCTCATTAACAGTAAAAGTGTGTGTTGTAGCCAGGCTCTTGCTTGGATAAGCGATTTCAAAATACACTGTGCCAACAGGATAGCGCCTGGTCACCCAATACTTACGAGCTCTATCAACGGTGATAGGCTGGCTGGAGTAATTTACACGAGAGCCGTTTTCCATCGTATAGATATTCAGTGTAATGTCGCTCGATAGAGATGCTGGGTCGTAAACTGTGTAAGGGATAGATACCTGTTCGCCTTGGGAGATAATTCCTGCGGTGAAAGGAGATGCGATAAATGCAGTAGTTGTTCCGGAGGTTACACACATCACATCAAAAATCAAATGGTCGCTCTCCATAGCGGAGCCTTCTAAGCTCGCTGTAAGATACACATCCAAACGGTGTACTCCGTGAGTTTGTGCAGGAATGATTTTCGTGCTCTGCTTGCCAGACGCAGTGATAGTGACAGCGTCAAGCTCTGCGCCATCAAGCTTAATGTGTACGGTCTTTTCAATAAGACCATAAGGGGTATACTTAAATGTGATGTCGCCGTCATAAGTAACGGTGTCATCGAATGTAGATGTGATTTTCAGCTCAACAACAGTAATCGTATAAACAATACTACGAGATAAGCCGTATACATCAGTACAAGTTACACGGACATTGTTTGTGCCAACTGCAAGGTAGTCCTTAACATTGACCGTATTCAAGCCCTGTGCGATACTCGTGGTAAGCTTTGTAACGCCACCAACAGTAATCTTCAAAGTACCATTACCCGTCGGGACTTCATCTTCAATCGATGTAAAGGTAAACTGAAGATTCATGTCACCACCTGCAGCTACAGCCATAGATGTGGTTTCATTATTGTTGATTAGGCGAACGATAGAAGACGAACCACCGCTTCCTCCACCGCTTACAATCTCAACAGGGTCAGAAACAATTTCTCCCTTAGAAGTAAGATACAGCATACTGTCTGCATAATAGAGACCATCGACTGCGTGAGCATCGATATACTGCTCAAGCTCTTCACGAATCTGACCAAGCTCCTCGCCGATAGCACGAACTGCATCACCGGCAGAGTCGTATACAGTGCCGTCATATCCAATGCGGATATCTGTGACTTCGGTTGTGTTGCCAGCGTCTTCGTCCGTTAAAGAGGCAAGCAGAGTGCTGAGTCGAGCACTAAGCAACGCATAGCTCGGATAAGAAATATTTTCAACATACTCGTAGTCGCTTGGTTGAGGTCTCGGAACTACGGGGATGTGAATAGTGTGCATTGTACGGGAACCATCGCTTGAGGTTTCCTCGTACATATATACAATAATAGAATCTGTTTGCTGTAACAGAATATTGGGGATATCAACCTCGAGCCTACCATCAACTAATGTCGGGGTAACCACCAATGCCTTATTACTCAAACGATTACAGAAATGGAACACAGGGACAGGAGCAGTAGAAGCCCCTTCCACAATCATAATCTGATTAGTGTCCCATTGATAAAGCCGTTTTAAGACTTTATTGTCTGAGTCATAACATACAATACTCATTGTTTCACCTCTTGTTCATTTCCTTAATTGTCATCTGGCTGTTTTCTTGCTCTTACGGGAATATAAATAGAACCGAGTGTTCTCGCAATCCCGTTGCCAGAGTTTCTGTGGATATATGCGAATACAGAATCTGGTTTCTCCAATAAAACATTTGGTATTTCTACAATTAAGTCTTCTCCATTAACTGTAGATGCTACGCTAATTGTCTCCCGCGACATACGATTTGCGAATTGAAACACAGGTGGAGGAGAGATTGCCATATCCTTGATAACAACAGACACATCTTTATCCCATTGCCATAGGGTTTTGAGCGGTCTGCCTTTTGTATCAAAACACTGCATATTTTCTGGAGTGAAAGATTGTCGTATAATTTCCTGTGCGGAAGACACGACTATAATATTGCCGTCAACGATAATTGAGCCGCCAGATGCAAATGCAAAACCGTTGACTGTATGTGCGACAATTTGATATCCGTCGCTTACGAAGAAAGTAATTTTTAACCTATCTCCGTCATATAGAGTTGCCATATCTGCCAATTCACCAGTGGTGCCTGCAGAAGAATAAATGCGATTTACGACAATAGACGAGTTTGCACCAGCAGTTTTATACAATTTATAGACTGCTATAGTGTTTAGGTCGACTGTGGTTGTCGCAACAATATCACCAATATCTTCTCCATCGTATGTATTGTGATAAGCAAGAGATGCGGATAATACCAATCCGGTTTTAGAGCCGTCCGCTTCGTGTGAAACATCTTTTGTAAACGACCCTAAAAGAATGTTTGTCCAAGTATTTGCGTTTGCATCGCTAATTGTAGGCGTTGTGAACATTTCCGATGCGCCGTCGATTGATATTGACCCGTCAATCTGACCAGTGGTGATGTTGTAGTATCGTAAATATACATCAACCGTAATTCTGGTACTGTTTGTTCGTGTGTTGGGTATACCACTCCATTCGCAATATAATCCAAACTGAGATACTGGATATTGATAAAAACTGCCACTCAGTGCCATATAACATCACCCCTCTCTTAAAGTAGTGCCAAAAGGCTTTGAAGCTGTGCTTCTGTTATTGTTGTGTTGCCGATTTTCAAACTCCCGTCGCTAATCTTCACATTGACATGAAACTCAAAATCGTCCTCGCCCCAATCAAAAACAGGGATACCCCTTTGAACAGTTACCGTTTTAGTAACAGTAGAGAGAGGATAATCCTCCGTGCCGTCGGTTGCCCTTACTTGGAACACATACGACTTCTGATAGTCAAAATTTGTGCCAAGAGAGATTGCAGACGGCGTAGAGTAAGTCTGTGTGCCAATCGAATAATTTGTAGACGCAACTGTCGCCCAAGAAGACCAAGTGGTAGATGTAGACTCTCTGTACCTATACTGAATTTTAAGGGTGTTTGAGTATGCTCCAAATGAACCTCTGTAATAATCACCTGTAAATGTCATTTTGATTTCGCTACCAGTCGGTGTGGGTCGTGTGATAATCGGATTTAATGTTAAATTGATATATGACACCATTGCAGGCGTAACGGTTTTCTGTCCCGTATATCCTCTTGAATCGGTTGCTTTGAACACAAACGAAGTTGTAGATACGCCACTGAATGTACGCTGATTGCTTGAGTTTGGGGCAATATCATTGATGTACTTTGTTGAAATTGTAGACGAGTTTTGAGCCGTAGCAGAAATCGTAGCAACCGCTGTAGATTTATAACGGATAAGCTTGTTCGCGTTTCCTGTTAATGCAATAGTGGTTGCATTCGTGTCAACCACAGTGCCGTTTACACTCGGCGAGCCAGTAGCAGTTACAGTGATTTGGCAAGTAGTCGCATTCCCAAGTTGAGTTGAGCTACTTGAACTACTGTATGTTTTACAGGTTATCGTACATTTGCCCGTTTTAGCATTGGGTATCTGTGCGTAGAATGATGTTGGTATCGTGAACGCAACACTCGTTCCGCTAAATTTAGATGCATTTGAAGAGACCCCACCGCTACTCGTTATATACCCAGACAGGTTGCCAAAACTATATTGTAAAGTGTGATAATAACTCGTGTTATACTTTGTAATGGTGATTGTTGATACAGCACCGATATTTGCGTTTGTCGCTCCAACGGAAGATGCGAGCACCTGTGCGGTAGAGACAACGGACACATTACCAGAAACGGTATGTGTATTCCCAGATGTGAAGGTTGTATTGTTAACCTTGTGTGTATGAATCGCATAGTTCGTACTCGGCGTGAATGTAATCTTCAGTTTGTCGCCAGTGTATAATGTTGCACCGTTCGACAGGTTTCCGGTACCGCCAAATCCAGAGGATGTTCTGTTTACAGTAATACTACTTCCGGTTCCTGCGGAGACGGACAGACTATAGACCGGGATTGCGTCAAGGTCAATAGTGGCTGATGCTGTAATTGTTCCAACGCTAACGCCAGAATAAGTACCGCTCATACGCCACGATGCTGATAACTTAACTCCTGTCTTCTTACCATTAGCATTGTGTTTGACACGCACGGTATATGTCTTAATCAGCTTGTAATAGTCAGAGTTAGCATCGTGACTGATTGCAGCCGCCGTGTATGTTTCAGATACTCCATTGATTGATACCGTGCTGTCGCTACGAGCACCAACATATAATTCCCAGTATCTTACATATACCTTAAGGGTAATGTCGGTATAGTTACCACTATAACTTTGGGAACCAGTCCACTCGCAATACAGACCGAAATTACCATATGATGCTGTTACGGGGTATTGTGAAAAGCTACCGCTTAATGCCATTATTCGTCCACCTCCTTATCCTCCGATATAGAAACAAGCAGTTCTCTTTGTGTCTGTACCGTTTGAATAGTTTTCTAAACGACTATTCTCTCCGATGATGAGATACTGCTTTGCCGTTAAGTTAATTGCTCTAACTCCTTCGTTGTTAGCTGTTAAAATTTCTTCTCCAGAACGAGTGACATACATTCCTGTGTTATCAAGTAGGTTCTTGATTTCTTCACCGCTTTTGTAAATCGTCAAACCGTCTTGATTAAATGTATATCCTGTTCTTGTTGTAACTTGGTCGACATCTACACTATAAGTACCGTCTGCATTCTCGACAGCAATTTGCTCAACGATAATATTGATACCATCTGCGGTCTGCTCAACAGCAGCAATCTTTTTGATAATACTATCGCTACCATCAGATTGCAGTTGGTCGTCGTCGCCGTAGATAACATCACTAACTTTTGAAGCAATCTTATTATCAGTCACAGTTAGAAGGTCATTTCCTTCGTTGTCAAGGATGTGTAAGTTGTTACCCATAATGATATCGCCGATGAGAACTTCTGCATTGACACCATAAGCTGTTTCATTGTCACCAAGTAATATCTCTCCAATAGCAACCTTGCAGGTCTCCCAGGCATCATTAGTGAACACAATGCTTTTACCTGTAATCTTTACCTGCCTCGGGTCGTAGGTACCATTTTCAAGTTTCTTCTTTCCGGTATAACCGGAACCATCAATGATAACTTCCTCATCAGTAGAGGACAGAGCCGCCTGCATTGTAAGATTTCTGGATGTATCCAACGCCTCGCGCATATAGTTCAACTCGCCATTCTTTATAGGATAGAGGATATCCTTGATGTAGTTCAGCGTGTTGGCAGACTTGCTAATATTACCGAGTACATCTTCAAAGAGAGACTTTGGGTCAAACTTCGTAAAGCGATTACCGAAAGTCATACTCAAAGTATGGTCGTCATAATTAACAGTAATGTTAGACAAGAAGAGCAGGGCTACCTCATCCTGTTCAAGTTCTACATTGATTAAGCAGCCAGTCTCAAGCTGTTCGCTCCAATGCTCAAACTCCTTGACAAAGATAAAGTTCTCAACATCGATGTTAAACTCCTGCGTAGGTTTTGAAGCTTTTTCCAGGGTAATCTCGGCTCTATCGTATAAAACCTTCATTTGCTCAAATTTTTCGGGGTAGGACATAATGTCCGTAATAACAACATACTCGTCGGTGTAACTACCCTCGTAGATGTAGTTGCATAACTCCTCGTATTCGGAAGCAAAGAAGTAGTTTGTCATAGACAAAGATGTATGAACAGCGCTGATAGAATCTTTGAGCGTTGATAGCTCTGCGTTTACTGCATCCAGCAAAGTCGTTGTGTCTTCTTGAGTGTCTTCGCATAAAGCAATCAGGTTATCAATTTCAGCCAATACCTGCCCGATTTCCTCATATACCTCAATGGGCGTACCGCCGTTCTCAACGATTACTGTGTTATAGCTACCAACCAAGTCAGTGCTTGACTCTGCCACGATATTGTCTCTGCAGCGTCTATACATAGTGATTTGTGCCGCAATCTTTTGAAGTTCCATATGATAGTTGGATGCCTGTTCGAGTTTGGTATAATACCGCAAGTTCATGTCATAGTACGACTGCTTGTTTGATTCAACTGCGTTCTGCCAAGCTATAACCTTTGTTCTCAAGCCATCTGACATCCAGTCAAGATAGTTGTCGAAGTTGTAGATAACATTACCGCCAAGCGGGTTGATTGCGGAAATAGTGACATTCTCATCGCCAAGAACACTGATTGCGGTATATAAATTATCTGCGTTCTCCGTAATGTCGATACTACGGATGAGGTCTTCCTTGGTGATATGAATATCGGTTTGCCTTACATAATTGTTCTGGTCGTACACATTGATAATTCGTCTGATAACATCGAATACGAAAATGCACTCATAGGCATCTTGCATATTCTCAATCATAAATGCGTGCATATTTAAGCTCGTATCGATGTCCTCGAAAGTGCGGAACTTTGATGCAACCGCATTATCTACATAGCCGATAGTCCATAATGGAATTGTTGCTACAAGCATTTCCAAAAGACCTGTTGTGTTATTTGCGTCATCAGACAAGAACCTGTATGTACTGTCAGCAATGTAAGGAATTTTTCTGTTTTGAAGCTCCATTTCAATAGAGCTTGCCACGATGTCCTTGTAATGATTGCCTGCATCGTCATATCCCTCGCCAATAGAGGAGATAATGAAATAACCAATACCAGCAACATAGATAAGCCTGCGTGGTTGAATAGCCTTATACAGGTTATATGCATGGTTATCTTCGTCGTGGTCTTCACGATGTACCCTTGTAACTCTGAAATTCAGCTCAGACACTTGGTTGAAGTTCATACAGAGCTCCTCTTCAGATGTATCAATTAAGATACCGATTACCTTTGTCGGAGCAAAGTTTGATTCTGAATATACACTACCAGGATTGCAAAGAATCATCGTCAAGGGCTCGTGCCTATTTAGGCTGTCATATCTAACATACAAGTCAGCACACCTCCTTTATAAAAACCGACGATTTTGCCATTTAATTTTCATAGACGAGACATCGCCGCTTACGCTTAACATATTGGCTCCGTCTACAAGTCTGATAAAGTTCTGGTTTTCAAACTTCTCATAATTTTGTCCAGACACATAATTGATATCACCCTTGAGAATAAGGGTAATATTGGGAGAGAGGTTTCCAAACTTTGTTAATCTGGAAGCGTCATCCGTGGAATTGAAAATAGTCACAGTACCGCCGGACGCACCAATGTATAATGTGACTTCTGGGTATGTAAATCCGCCTATGTCGGTGTCAATATCGATACTAACAATTCCATTGCTGGGGATGCTAAATGTTTTCTCGACAGCATCCTGCCACGCCATACAGCTATCACACTCGACTGTTACTTTATATCCAACAACAAGACCTCTGCCGTCTTCAATTTTCGTAGGGTTCATAAATCTACAGTTGAAGTACAGTCTTTTAAGATAGCCATCGACATACTCATAGCTGTCACCCATAATGTCGTCGTCCATATCGACATACAGTCGTCTGTAGTCTGGTTTATTGAACAAAGCCTTTTCAATAGCTCGCCTATGCTGAAGAGTAAATGCTTCAAAGTTGTCGGCAATAATCTCAGCTTCAAAGGAGATAGGCGAATTTTCAAAGCTATCGGACACAATGTGTCGCACTTTGTTTCGCTTATTGAAGAAAGAAGACGAACTTACATTACCCATAAGGTTAACAAACGAACTGGTGTCGCAGTGCGCAAAAATCATTCCGTATTCACGACTATTGAAATCTCCGTATGCGAAATGACATCCGTCAAGAATCATTCAATATCACCTCCTA